TACGAAGCGGTTACGAACACCGTTCTGTGGGGATTTACCTATGTATGGCATTCGTTTCTCCTAACAAGCCATCAACACGCATGGCACAAGGTACGAGCCATCGTCATATGTGTGCGATACTGTGATGCTTGTGACTTTTGCAATTGTCTTTGACCGCACAATGTCATCGCCTTGTGGCTTGGCTGTACCGTCACCAGCAGACATTAGCAGGTCGCCTCGCGCTACTGTTGTGCCGCTGGCAATGCGGATGACCATATCGCCAGTCATTGCAATATTCATGTCAGCGGTGAAGTCAGTATCGTCATCGTCATAATTGACAAACACACCAGCTACGTTTGCGTCACCTTCAACTGATGAAACAGCCATACAGTTAAGCTGTTCGTTGTCTTCTGTCACACCATCCTTTGTCCACACTGCCATCTGGTCGAGGTTGGTCATCACGGTGCCTTTGACTAAGCCGTTGATACGGTTGCCGTCTGTTGCTTGTGACCAACGCGCAAGGTGTCCACCGTTGTAGCTAACAGTTGAGCCGGATACAGAGATGTTTCCTTCTTGTGTTCCGTCCTGATAAAAAATTATCAAGGCACCATCGTTGCTGAGACGGTTCAGTTCCAGCGGCTCACCGCCGCTGCGGGTGAACTGCGCTATATCAACATCACCACGCAAAGCCAGCCCAGCATTCCCAATACCGTCATTCGTTTTGCCAATATTTAGGTTCCCACCTGATGTAAGGCGCATCCGTTCTACATCTGCTGTAAGGTCGTAAAATTTTAATACGTCACTACCAGTGCCAATAAGGTATTCCCTGTTTGAATTTTTAGTATGAAGATAAGCGTTACCTGTCGAACCTTGTTCAATCAAGAAATCTGTTGCACCGCTGCCAGCGTACAAGTGCATTTCCTGAGAAGGTGAATTTGTGCCGATGCCCACGTTGCCGCTAGAATCAACGGTAACATTATCAATACCCTGACCTGTAACTTTAGTAAGTGCCATGTTATGTTTTTCCTAGCGGTCTATGTTCCTTATGCGTATGGGTGCATCCCAAGCTGCCTTGAGTGCCGCAATGTCAGCAGCGTTAGTGATTGCAGAAGCGGCAGGTGCATTACGCAGTGCAGTCTTCTTGGTCACAGATGCAGCTTGTGCGTCACTGTCACCAGCCTCAAGTGCCTTCATGTACACTACGTCTTCTGCGTCAAGCAGTGGCGCACGTACTTCACGGATTTTGTCCTTGAAGATTGCTTTGGCTGCTGTCATGTCTTCTGAAATGACACTGCCACTCAATGACCATGCACCACGAAAGTGACGGTCAGCAGGTTTAGTAACGGCAGATGCGTCTGCTTGGTTGCCGTCCTTGTCTACGATGTATGTTGTTGCCATTAGGTTTCTCCTCTTAGGCTGCTAAATCAGTGACGCTAAGTTCTTCAGTAATCTTCCAAGCATTGCGCCACTCACGTGAGCCGGGAAGCTGTTCTTTACGGCAGATAACCATCTTTGGTTTATTGCCTTGATTCCAGTTCTGCCATACAGATGCAGGGCAGTCCTTCATAATTAGGTATTCAATAGCTTGCTCTTCTGTCATTGCATCGACAGGTTTAGTCTCATGCAACAGGTAGCCACGAGTGTGCTTCTTGAAGTCTGGTTGCGCTTCATCTTTAGCTAGTTCCCAATACACTTCAACAGGAGGCAAGATACCGCCTTGTAGCGCACACGCCATCCAGTTAGGGTCAGGAACCAATATCTTTGCACATTCATCTATGCTGTCCTCATAAACTACGCGATAGTCAGACTGATGACCTTCTAGGTTTTCCTTTGCCCAGCATAGGCGGTCAAATAGGTGTGTGCCTTGAAACTGTGGTGTTTCCATTATGCGAGACCCCCAAATACTATACAATTTCCTCTGCCATTGGTTTGAAAATCTTCAAAACCACTGTCATACTTACTCATTGTGTGCGCTGTTGTGCTTTCAATAGCATTAAATACGCAAGGTGCAGTGGCAAAGCTGTTTATGGCATCGCCAGAAGATGACACAGACTCGTAATTTACACTAGACATCACACTCGTTTTATTAAACCGCCACTGCCCTGTTGCTACGTCAACTGTTGAAGCAATATTTAAACTGTCAGAAAGCGTTGCTGAGTTATCTGAACGTGAACGTGCCTTCGCACTACCATTCACAACGTACTGCGTATCAACCGACCCAGCGGTGCTGTGTTCTAGGGTATCTGCTTTGATTTTTCCAAGTGCCATTATGCGAGGTCTCCACAGATATTTCCGCCAATGCGGTTGTAATCAAATAAAGTTGAAGGGAAGCCAATTGTGTTTCTTGAAGCTGTTGTAGCAGACACACCTCTTCTTAAATTTGAAGTTGCTGTATCACCATTGTTGTTATTGCCTACTGCCCCACCTAAAGAATAATTTACATTACTCATGGCATTGGTAAAATTTACAGAATGGTCGCCTGTAGCGTGGTCCGTTAAACTTGATGTGTTAAAACTGTCAAGAAAAGCAGGTGTTCCTGACCCATTATACAAAAACCAAACTTTTACCAACCCCTGCTGCAAGTTAGTGGTCGTGCTATTACCTTCACCTGTTACAAGAATAGACCCAGCGGTGCTTGTGCCAGTGAGTTTGTTTACTAGTATCTCACTCATGCTAGGTCTCCATCCACAGAGGTTGAGACAAACTCTGGGTCTTTGTCGTTGCCAGCCACATCACTGCAACGCAAAATGTACACAGTTGTTGTAGGGTCAGCAGATTCATCAATCATCACAACGTGGTAATTCAAGCTGTTGCCTTTGCGAGATGCCATACCAACTATGCTGTAAGTGGCGGCACTCATAGCAGACGCAATATTCATCGACTGGTCACCCAGCGCATTGTCTGTGACTGATGTAATATTCAAGCTGCTATCTGTCGCATTGTTATTAAAATCCCTACGAATATAAACTTTAGCCGCCGCTTGCTTCGTCAGCGTAGCCGCACCGCCGCCTGTACTCTGGATTGTATCTGCTTTTAAGGTACTCATAGCGTCACCAATGTCCCACCGCTTTCAACGGTTAATGTAACACCAGAAGCCACAGTAAATGGGCCAGTTACGTTGGCGTTTTCTGTAGCTAGAATAGTGATATTAGATGTGAGTGATTGTGCGTTAGTACGGAACAAGCCACCACCTTTGAAGTTGCCTTTGTTTTCGGCAGGTGGGGCAATCGTACCCGCTTGTGGGGCGAGGTAGTTTACGAAGATATTAGCAGTACCAGAAGAAGGTGCAGCAGTAAATGTAAGTGTAGTACCATCAGGAATAGTGTAGGCTGTAGTATCCTGTACAACACCATCTACTGATACAAGTACATCTTGTACAGAGGATACTGCAGTAGTTAGGGTAAATGTTGTATCACTACCGTCACCATTAAAGCGTTGTACTGCTTTAGTAGCTTGGTAGTTAGCTGGAACTTTTTGACCAATATACGGCATTATCTATTCCTTATGCGCTAATAGTATCGACTACGGACACCCAAACATCTGCACTTGATGCAGTATCACTCTGTACTTTAAGTACGTCACTTGCTTGCATTACAACCTTTGCACCGCCATCTAATACCTGAAGGGCAGAGCCTACAGGAATAGGTGCATCCTTAACAATGTAATAGTCGTTAGACCCATCGTTAATAAACACATCCATTAGAATCTGTGAGGTTGTAACATTAGCAATGTTGATACCAATAAGTGCATCATCAGAGTCAGCGGTACGCATTGTTACTGCGCTTGTGCCAACATTCCGTGCAATGTTTCTTTCAAAATCCTGTGCCATATCTTCTCCTAATTGAATTAAGTATAATTATACCATACTTTTGTGGATTTGTCAAGCCTTAAAGTGCAATCGCCATAGCTACTGCAAATCCTGCTGTAGCACCTGTAGACGGTAGATTGGTTAGCTGTGAGCCATCTACTGCAGGTAGTAGTCCCGAACCGTCTAGTTGTACAATATTATTAGCGGATGTTCCTACATCCAGTACTGCTGCAGTTCCTAGTCCTAATGTAGTACGTGCTGTTGCTGCATCTGCATCATCAACCAGACTACGACCATATGCTGTAAAGCTAGTGACTGCGTAGGTATCACTTGCCGAAGTATAAATAAGATTATCTGCAGCAGTAGTAAGACCAGCAATTGAATTGAGGCCAGCATCATAAGCCTGTACATCTGTGCCAATAACTACTCCCAAGTTAGTACGTGCATCACCTGCGCTAGAAGCGTTAGTACCACCGTTAGCAATAGCAACTGTGCCAGATAGCTGCGATACACCGATTGTTTTATTTGTAAGTGTTTGTGTACCTGTCAGTGTAGCTACAGTAGAGTCAATAGCAATCTCATCAGCACTTGCTGTGATACCTGCACCACCTACAACATTAAGTGTAACGTCACCAGATGTACCACCACCAGTAAGACCATCACCTGCTACTACAGCAGTAATGTCACCTACAGGTATAGTAGCTACTTGTGTATCTACGTATGCTTTAATAGACTGCTGTGAGGCTACCTTAGTGGCACTATTAGAAACCATGTTATCTTCGTCTAGGAAGGCTGTACCGCTTATAGCTGTATTAAGTACAGGGCTAGTAAGTGTTTTATTTGTAAGTGTTTGTGACCCTGTTAGTGTAGCCACTGTGCTATCAATAGCGACAGTCATTGTCTGTGCAGAACCTGTAGTGTCGATACCTGTGCCACCAGCAATAGTCAGTGACTGGCTGTCTAGGTCAACATTCTGCGCACCACCTGAGTCTCCAGAGAAGTCTAGGTCTTGTGCAGTTACTTGTGTATCTACATAATCTTTAACTGCGGCAGTAGTAGGCAAGCTAGTGTCGTTGTCACTAGATGCAAGACCTTCGGCTTCAGTTACAATTGCAGTAGCTTTAAAGTTGTCTACTTCAATATTTGATACTGTATTATTGTCTACATCAATAGTTTTATTTGTTAGTGTCTGTGAGCCAGCAAGAGTAGCAACCGTACTGTCGATAGCTACTGTAAGAGTTTGAGCAGAGCCTACAGTATCAATACCAGTTCCACCTGCTACGGTAAGCGACTGACTGTCAAGGTCTACGTTCTGTGCGCCACCTGTATCACCAGCAAAGTCCAAATCCTGTGCAGTAACCTGTGCATCTACGTATGTCTTAATAGCCTTGGCAGAGGCTACTGTGTCGTCTGAGGCTGATACACTACTGAGGTCAGTGTCAACGTCTGTCAGTGCGGCTGCTGTGCCGATTACGAGTGCATCTACATTAGCAGTACCGTCAAGATACAGGTCTTTAAATTCTTTACTAGCCGAACCAAGGTCAATGTCGTTATCTGTAGTAGGTTCAATAACACCGTCTTTAACTACAAGCTGTTCTGTGCTTGTTCCACCTACATCAATAGAAACTTCTACTTGATTATTAGTGTCATCTACTACAACTTTGTTCTTAGGCGTAACTACACCGGGGTCTCCAATCAATCCGATGACTGGACCTTCTGCAGCATAACTGGATTGTCTAGTATAACCTGCCATTTATTATCTCCTTGCGTCAGCTTGAAACTCTAGCTGAAATCCTTTTAATGAATATGGGGCTGATGTGCCTCTATCGTTTACTCGTAATGCTATAGCGAAACCTGAACCTTCAATGGGTTGACGTACTAACGGGTTAGACTGTCCACCGTATGTTGCAGTACCATATACAGAAGAACCGTAAATAGCTACTGAGGTAGTTGTATCAAACGGATATGCTGCTGGTCTTGCTACATTAGGTGCTTCATAGTCATAGCGTACAAATAAATCTGCGCTAACTGCTGCTTCTGGTGCGTAGTTAATAATAACACGGTCAAACGATTTACGAATACCTGCATCACCCATAGTCAAGTCAGGTGAACGATATCTACCTGTTACTACACTACCATCAAAGTCATTGCCTTGTTCTTGACGATACACGTAACCGTCAAAGTCTCCGTGAAGAATAATGCTTTCACCTGCAATAACTAGGTTGTCTGTACTGTTTGGCCTAATACCTTTAAGGTCTGCAAACTCGTATGTATCACCCTTACGCACACAGATAACGCCTGTTGTAGTAGAGCGTGGCGTATTTGCATTAGAAAAGAAAATACGATACTGTGTCTTATCAGGTATGATAACGCTATCAAACTCATCTACGTCTGATAGACCTTCAAATCGTTCTTGTACAGCACGACTGATTGTGCCAAGTTCAACGTCACCAATTTTTGCAGTACCAGCTACTGTACGTAGTCCGTCTGGTCCTAAGAATACCAAGTCACCTGCAAATTCTTGAATGGTAAATCCGTTAAGGCAACCAATCTCTCTGGTGACAGGCTGTAGTTGAAAGTCAGCAAGACTATTACCAACCAGCCTAAAAATTCGTTCCTCACAGAAAATGTACAATTGGTCCCGGAAAGGAAACAGGCCCGTTATGTTGCTATCTACTGATATGGAACCAGCCCCATTAGCGACACTGAAATCGCTATCAGTATATGGTGCTGTAAAAACTAACTCTTGCGGTGTAGCAGACATACCTGCAAAGAATAGTGTTTCTTTAAAACCTGTAACATATTTAGGGTCAGCGGGTGCGCCTGTAGCATTTAAATCTGTAACAGTAGTGCCATCGTATTTACTGGCATTATTAGCACCATCAGCCCATACAATATACTCTGTACCTGCTAGGGTATAACGAAAGAAAGTGTAGCGTCCTGCGCCTGTTCTTCCTGAGTCTATCTCTGTCCAAGCACCCCCGCCAGTAGCACCTTTATGTATCTTACCGCCACGTGCTGCAAGGACATTGCCTTTAAAGTATGCTGACATTAAGACTGGTTCGGTTGAAAGTACGTCTTCTGGAACAATATTAGTATTCCACTTTTCATATCCTGAGATGCGTCTGTATCCACCTGTAGTGGCAGGTTCAAAGTTTTCTAGTTCAAGTGCCATTCCCGGTTGCATTGCAAAGGTTGATTGGTCAAGAACAAGACCACCCTGACAGGCAAACACAAAGGGATTAAGGCCGGATTCATCTGCCATTTCTAATCACCTAAAATCCAATTACTTTAGCACCATACCTTTGAGAGTAAGGAATAAATGTTGAACGTACATAGTCAGCACGGTTAAGAAGAATGGTCTGCATTTGTTTAATGCCTTCCTCAAAACGAGAGAAGTTAATACCATACTGTTGTGCTTCACCCCGATATTGATAAGCATACGCTGTTGCGCCATCTACAATAACTTGACGAAACTGTTCTGGAATATTTGGTACATCTGTAGCTGCTACCAAAGAAACAGGCTTAGTGTAGTATTCAAATACTAACTGATACGCTTTATCAGGATATGGGTACATTCCGTAATTGTTACCCGGTGTACGGAAAACATAAACGGGAATGCCACCCGATGTAAATTGTGCTACGTTAGTAGTATCAACATGAGAAGCAGCAGTAGTACCATTAGCACCACGAGTGCAACCTGTAAACGTAGTAGACGTTGTTCCAGTGTACGTAATAGTCTCATTTTCAATTTGAATAGTACTTGCTGCATCAAATCCTGTAGTGCTGGTTACTGTAATAGTAGTAACAGTATCATCTATAGCACCATCAAGGGCAGTATTTGTTACATCATCTTCTTGCTCTACATACTTTTGAATATATTCTTTGTAGTCTAAAATGCGAAGAGTAACACCCGAAGAACCTAAATCTTGGTTTTTACTAATTCTAAATGTATTGTAATCTACGGATTGTGTTGTTGTTGGAATAGTATAACGAGTAGTACCCGGAATAAGAGTGTCTGTATTTGTTACGTGTGTAAAGGGCCAGCCAAATTCTCGTTGGTTAATATAATTAATTGCATCATTAACAGCATTTTGACACTGTACCTGAAAACCACGTGCAGAAGTAAAATTAGATGAAGTGAGTGCAACCTCATTCATCCGTGCGATAACTTCATTAGTAATGTCTAGGTAGGTGTATGCCATTATGCATCCTTACATAAAATAAAGAAAGTAGAGAGGCAAGTTACCCTGCCCCCCCTTGCTTACAATAATGTTTAGGCAACGTCACGTGCTACTGCACCCGGCATTCCGTCTTCATCATCAATGTTAGATGCGTCCATTACGTATGCAAAGATACGCAACTTACCACCTGTAAAGGTATTGGTTTGAGTTGCAATCAAAACGTCCAGTGAGTTATTAGTACCCGCTGCATCAATCTGAATTGGCAACTCTGCAACTACTGGTGCGGTATAAGCATTTACTGCCGCCCCATCGTAGTCAAAACCGTCAGCTACCCAATCTGTATTGCCACCAGTAAAACCGATGTCAAGTGTCAAGTCAGTTGAAGTACCTGCCATTTCTTCCATAACCTGCGCACCGCCCATAAGGACAATGTGGTTAGCTGGAACCAAAAGACCCGGAATAACATCATTCAATGCTAGTGCGGAACCTTTGTTTGTAGTCTCAACTGCAAAGTCGATTGTACGCTGAATTAGGTAAGGACCACGATTAGGATTACTTACGCCGTGTGAAACTGCTGCTGTAAAAGCCATGATTTAGTCCCCCCTTATACCAAGTTGTAGATGGCATTGACAAGACCTTCAGGACGAAGAATCTTGCGACCATACAGATGCATACCACGAACGATGTCAGCAAAGCTGTCAGGGTCACGATATGTTTCAGTCTTGTTGATTTGGTCAGCAGTAGCAACGGCTGAAGAATGACCAGCAACAATCACACCATAGTTATCAGCGTTAGTACCACCAGTAGTAGCAGCACCTGTACCAATAGTAGGCAGGTTGTTAGAAACATGAACTTTAAAGCCATGCAGGTTATTCAATACCAAACCATTCTGTAGACCAGAACCACCAAAGTCAGCATCGAACAGACGAGAATCTTCGTCTTTAAGTAGTTCAATAAAGACTGGGTCAAGTACCAACCAACGTCCCTGAGAGTCTACGTTTTGCAGGTCAAGTTGACGTGCCATACGTGCAATCACGGTAAGTGGGTTAGCAACACCAGCAGTAGTTGGAACTGCCTCAGAAGCGCGAGGCTTCAGGCCAACGGACTGACCAGCAACACCAGCATTAAAGTCAGATGCGTCCAGCTTCATTGAAGCAAGAAGTTCGTCTGAACCTGCAGTGGCAACTGCTTTAGTACCGTTAACAGTTGTGTTAACTGTATCTGGACGACCGCTGATAGCAGACTGCTTGTAACCTGACAGATAGCCAAGTACATCAGAGTCAAACTGGTCAGCAAGACGGTAGGCTGCACGGTCACTTGAAAGTGACTGGAAGTTAACGTGCGAATGTGCTTCCTCAATGTCGTCAACTTTAAATGCAAAGTAGTTTGCTTTGTCAACGGTCAGTGTGAAGTCGTCATCTTCAAGGTCTTGAGCAGTGATTTGTGTACCACGTTCGTATGCCTTGACGGTGATTTCTGGTTCTTTAATGATTTTAACTGAATCACCAAAGTTTGCGATTTCACCAAAGTAGTCGTTATTCGTAATTGCGTCACAAACAGCGGCCTTGCGGAATGCAAGCTGCACCTGTTTGGAGTAAATTACGGGGCTAAAATTGCCATTAGGCAAGTTGTTATAACCCGGTGCGCTTGGAAAAGCCATAATCCATCTCCTATGTTTTTGGATTTGTACAGATGCAAACAGTACAATTCTTGGCAGAGGCTGTCTAACGTAGGGTGTATCTAATACAGAAGTTGCAACTAATGCACTCGATAGGCCATGTTAATCAGGTAATCTTGAAGATTTTTGTCGTTTGCGGATTGTTAGGTAAGCAAGTAGCTAACCTGCTTACACTACACATGACTATAGTTATACGTAAAAATAACTACTTGTCAACTCTTTTTATCGTGCGGAACCAGATAAATCGTAAATAAACTTACCACTACGGATAGCTTCCATGATTTCATCGGAGCGTTTCTCGTATTCTTTTGTAGACATTTTATCTACTTGTGATTCTCGCAGATACGTAGAAGCCTCATTATCTTGTGGCTTGCTACGTTTATTCTTCGGCGCAACTGCCTCTGCTGCACCCTTATCACTCTTGCCCTTAGTAGCTTTGCTAATATTTCTATCTGCTTTATAGAGGTCAATTGCTCGTGCTGCGGAACGTGCGTCATTATCATTCTCGTACAGTGCGTCCTGCACCCACTTAGGTTGTTCTTCGGCCCACTCGTGGAAGTCATCACTGTCACGAATTTCATCAAAGTCTGGATGCATCTGCATAAGTGCTGCTTCTGCTTTTTCTTTTGTTGCAGTGTTTTGCATCTCGTCAATTGCTTTAAGACGTTCTTCAAGTGCGCTAGACTGCTCACGTGCTTTCTTCATTGCAATTGTTTCTACGATAGCTGCTACATCAGGATAGTCAGATGCCCACTGTTCAATGTCTTCGTCAGACTTAGGCAACTTCATTTCTTTTTTAGTAGCACTCTCTAGCTGACTTTTCATTGCTGCTAGTTCAGCTTTAAATTCTTCTGCTTGTTTCTGTTGATGTCGGCGTAGGTCAGAGTAACGCTTCTTAAACGTCTTCTCTTCTGCATTAGTAGGTTCAGCCTCTACCTCTTCTTCAGGTTCCGCTTCACCCCGCTGGGCTTTCATTAGTTCTTCTAGTTCTTCCTCATCACGCTTTATTCGTTCTTCTTGCGTGTAAGGTTTATTCACAAAAGCAGTCTTTGGCGTTGACTGCATTTCTTCTGCCATGATTGTGTCGTTCATTGTAGTCTCCGTGTTGGGGCCACTGTAGCCACACTGTCGGGCGTGGGGAGTGAGTAGCCAACTAATTGTGGCTTATTTTTTAGAAGCTAGTCCACCCTTCTTCATCTTCTTAGTTTTCTTTGGTTTAGGTTTAGCAGCTAGTCCACCTTTGTTAAAGTCATAGTAGCCGCCTTGTCCGGGGTCTGCCGTACCATCGGGGTCGGGGTCATAAGAACTGTCACCTCGGTCATCCCTACCAAAGTTTGTACCCGCAGTATTAGTACTTGAATCACCTTCCGTAGAAAAATCTTTAAATACATCAAGAATAGATTGTTCTCCTTCTTTAGTAAACGTGTTAGCTTTTGCTCCACCTGTACCCGTAATTTCT